TATTCTATTAATACTTGCTTACTCATATTATACTACGGTAATTTTTCCTTGGTTTAATTTATTTAATTGATCATTTGCTGCTCGTATTTTTAAATCTAAAGCACTTTTTTCTGAAGTTTTAACAGCAGGTGCTTTAGTTGTATCAGCTTGCAATTCTTGTTTTTGTTTATTTAAAGCAATCAATTTTGCTTTTTCAGTTTGAATAGCTGATTTTTTAGCTAATTCATCTTCTGTTTTACCTTCTGTTGTTTTTTTTAAAGCGGCTTTTAATGCTTCTTTAATCTTAGCATGTTTATCTTCTTTAGCTTCCATAAAGAATGAAGTTGTTACTTTTCTATCTGATGGAGCGTACTGATTAAATAACTCAACAGCTCTATCATTACCAACTGTTTTAACTAATGATTTTAATTTTTGATCTACTTCTTGCCCACGACTATAAATTCTTGGATCGTCACTCATTTCATAGTACCAATCATAGTCTCTCATTAAGTCTTCAAATTGATCTTCAGCATCAGTCATGCCTTTAAATTTACTAAATGAAGCACCTAAATCAACACCTGGGCGAAATTCTTCTTCTAGTTCTTTACTTGGAAATTCATCTGGTTCAGAAAATAAGTAATAACTCATTTCTTGTTTAGCCCAATCTTCAACTTCTTGTTCAGTTGTATCAGATATCTCAGTATCACCAATATCTTCAAAGAAATAACTCGCTGATTCATCAAATCCTTCTTCATCACGCATAAATGAATTTACTGCTTTAATTTCAGATGGATCAATTACAGATTTAAGATAATCAGAGATTGTTTTTTTATTTAATACTGGAAATTCTTCTCCATCATCTTCAATCTCAACATTAATATATTTATTAATTACTTTTTTTTTGATCTCTTCTATGTTTTCGTTAACATCAATCACATAATCACCATGTTCTGGATCTTCAGCGTTTATTTTTTTAAGTTCAGCTTCAGCTTCTTCTTTAGTATCAAAAGCTTTAGAGGCATTTTCACCACGAGCTTTATCAAATACAACGTATTTTTTATTTTTAGCTTCTTCTATACTTTCTTTAATGGTTTTTTCAGATCCAGTAACACCTTTATCAGGCATTACTTTAACACCTTTAGGTTTTGTGGTACCTTCTTCTTTTTTACCTAAGTTATCTTTAACGTTTGCTTTTTCGTCTTTCTTTAATTCTTTTTTCAAGTTACCATCAGGACGAGCTTGATATCCTGGTTTATCAGTTTCAGGAGCTTTAAACTCATATGATGATTGATCTTGATTTAATAGACTAGAATAGAAATTAGCATCTTTAGCTAAATTCTTTAATACAGTTGCTTTAGCTTTTTCTAAAGCTTCGTCTGTATATTCACCTAACTCATTTAATTCATGTTGTAAACCATGACGATATTCATATGGGTTAACTGTGTCAATAGTTACTTCTTTTTTAGTTTCTTTAGCTTCTTTAGCTTCATTTAAAGGTTGTTTATTAACACCCCATAAGGATTCATTGTATTCTACCTCATTAATTAATCCAGCTAAAAGCTGCATTTTTTTAATTTCGTCAATTGTATATTTCATGTGTATAAATATTAAATCTATTAAGCGAACAAACTATGGTGTTGTTTTTTTCTTGGATTGCGTCCAGTATGGTCATGTTTGTTATATGACTTCTGTGCTTTACCTTTTTTACGGGTTCCAAATGTTACTTTATTACTAGAACCTGTAGCTTTTGCTTTTGCCATTTTATAAGAATTTTTTTAAAGATTGACATATAAATTCAATTACTTCATCATCTTCAAATCCTTCATTAGTTAAATCTGCTACTATATTTCTACCGCCATCATATAGCATATCCATATCGTTTTCGTTAACTAAACTATCCATACGCTCATATGCTTCTGAAGATAACATACCTTCTTTTAATTTTTCTTCTTCTTCTTTTTCACCAGCTTCTTTACCTTTTTCGTATTCATAAGCTGCTTCACCTTCAGTAGCCATTGATTCATGGTATTCACTTTCAGTGATTAAACCAGCTATAAGCTGTAATTTTTTTATTTCGTTTATTGGTTTTTTCATGTTTTATCGTGTGTTATTTTTATTTAAGATACTACTTTAATATCATTTAAATCTCTAATTTTTACTGGGATAGATTTTCCATCTTCTGTTTTAATTTTAATTGAAGCATTTTCCATATTAACATCAACTACAACACCTTGTATTGTATTTTTACCTTGAGAACCACTACCCGCACCCATATTATATGATACTGTAGCTACTATATTTTCTCCTTTTTGTGGAACTCTCTTTAATTCTTGTTTATTTACTTTGTAAATATCACCCGCATTTTTTGATGGGCTAATGACTTCAGCAGCTACATTTCTAGATCCTAAAATTTTAGTTACTTCACCTATTGCTGTACCAGCGTAAGTACCACCCATTCCTCTATCACCGCTATTATCTATTAAATTCCAAGCTATTAAATCTCCTACAGCGATTGGTTTTTCAACACCCATTGACTGTCCTTTATTAATTAAAGTAGCTTCATTTATTTCATTTACTTGTCCTAATTTTGATAAATCATCTTTTGAAATTTCAATTTCTAAATTATCAATTTCTTGACCATATCCTATTGGATTATCAACTACTTCGTTTTCAATTCCTTGTTTAGTTAAATAATCACTCATTTCGTCAGCTAAATCCTCTAGTTTATCATTTAAATATGATATTTGTTTACTAGAATAAAAATCTTTACCTTTGGTATCTACAGAAAGTTGTATTTTTCCAAAATTATCACTTGTATCAACTCTTAAACCAACAGTGTCTTCACGCGGAATGTCATAATACTTTAAGTTTGTATAAGGACCAAAACTTATTGTTTTCTCTAAACTATCTTCATTTATTAATGACTCTTGATATTCACTTTCAGTGATTAATCCAGCAATAAGCTGCATTCTTTTTATTTCGTTGATTTGTTGTTTCATTTTATTTTATTTTTAGTAGCCTAATTTTTTAATTCTTTCTTTTACAAATAATGCGGCTTGTGATACTGGGTATTCATATTTGTTAGCAATACCTTTTAAGAAGCGTAATACTAAAGCATCACCTTCTGGGTTATCTGATTTGATGGCTCCGCCAAAAGATTTAGCATCAATATCATATTTATCTTCACTTAATTCTTGAGCTCTGCGTTTTGAATAATCAGAAACATATTCATCTTCTTGTTCTAATTCAGCACCTAAATCTTCAACATGTCCTTGTAATTCTTCAAACGCGTTTAATAAACCTTGTTTAGTTTCAGTAGGAATATTTGCGTTAGTAGACACATTACGGAATAAATTAGTTAAAATTTCTTCTATTCTATCAATATGAGATAATGAACTATGTCCTTCTTCTACATTTTCATCCATTCTAGATCCTGGAGGATACATAATATCTCTAGCTGTCATACCTACATTTTGGTTTACAGCTCCTGGAGGTAATCCTGATGGTGTATTAGGGCGGTTTGGATTCCATTCTCCCCAATTCACATATCCATCACTGTATACTATTCTACCATCTTCGTATTCTTTCTTATATTTTTCAGCGTCAGGCCATTTATCAAATAATTCTTTTTCAAATTCATCTTTATCGTCAAAATATTTAAAGTCTTCAGCTAAAAAATCCATCATTTTTTCTGCTTCAGCATCTTCAATATCTTTGCCCATATCTTCTGTTCTTAATCTAGAATATGATCCTAATTTGTTTTCAAATAGGAATTGTTTTACATCAAAATTGTCTGCCATTATTTTAATTTTGTTGATTTAAAAAATAATTGTTTTGTTGATTCTTTTATTTGTTGAATTGATTTTTCAGTATATTTTTTATACTTTAATTCTTCACCTTCGTTTAATTCTGATTTTAAACGATCCATATATTCAAATAAACGATTGATTTCGTTTACTTTTTTCTTTACTTCTTTAACTGCTTGATGGAATTGTTCTGGTTTAGTACGTGTTTTAGTACTGTTTTTAAATTGAGCATATCCTTCTTGTAAAGTTTCTTCTAATGGTTTAATTTCACCATCTTTATTATATATGTTTGATGCTTTGGTTTTACCATTTCCTTTATCATAAGAAACATTATAAGTAATATCACCACTCATTTCTTTATTAACAGCGGTAATTTCACCTGGATGTCCTAGGTAAGTTACTTTATCTCCTACTTTAAAATCTTCCCATAATTCTTTATAATCCATAGCTTTAGATTTACGATTAGGGATTGATGGAGCTAATTTACCACCAAATGTTTTAATATAGTCTTTGGCTATTTTATTGCCATCTTTCTTTTTAGCGAAGGCGTATTTAGTAGCAACACCAGCACCTACTCCTGGAGTGACAGAAGCACCAGTGCCAGTCATTGACATTTCTTTCTTAAGTTTAGCTTTTAGTTCCTGTTTTAGTTTATTCTTATCCATTTACGCTCTTAATTTCTTCAGCTAATTGCTGATATTGAAGTAATGTTACTAAATGTTCATCTTTTACAGATGATTTATTAGAAATCGGTTTAATCAAACTTATAACTTCGTTTAACTTAATTTGAGTTGTTTTATCATCAACTTGTTTAACTAAAGTAGTTAATTCAGTTTTAACTTTATTAAGGTTTTCGTTGATGTATACTTTAAGATGTTCAGGATTAGAAATATTGTTAATAAATTCTTTAAGTACTGATTTTTGACGTGTACTTAAATTAGCATATTTACTATTGAATTTTTCAATTAACATTCTGTACGCTAATAAACGTACATTTTTATCTTCTTTATTAAGTTCAGTTGCAACTTCTGTTACTTCTTCCTTAATAAGTTGTTTTTTAGTGATATGCTCTAGAATAGTAAGTTTATTGATCACTACTTGTTTAGGTTCAACAAACTTATTGTCCATAGCTACTTCAAACAATGTATAAGCAGCTGCTAATACGTTATAATTGTTAACTTTAGATTTAAAGAAGCTTTCTAAGTCATAATGCTTTTTAACTTCTTTAATTAAGTTGTATTTTTCCTTAAGTAATTGTTCTTTATTTAACTTTTTCGCTATATCTACAGTAGTATTAACTAATACTTCAGCTTTACCTTCAGATAAACGTGGAGCTGTTAAAATAGTGTGATATAGTTTATGTTCTTTTGCAAGTTCACTGTTATGAAAAAATTTTTTTACAATCTTTACCGCTTTAGAATCGGTATTTGCTAACGTATCACTAGCGATTTGACGCACTAATAGCTCAAATAATACACCAGTGTTACGAAATTTATTATGTTTTATACGCATAGCTTTAGTATGATTATACTACTTATAAATATGTAGTTTATTTAATTTCGTCGCGAATATTGTCTTCGTTTAATAAATCGCTTTGTTCAAATAATGTTGTTTTGCGATTAACAGGAATGTTATCAAATATTCCTTTGTTTTTAAGATAAGTTTCCATAGCAAGTGGTGAACCACCTTTCCATTGTGTTTTAGCTAAACTATCTTCTTGGTCAACACCAGCAGTACTATATGTTTTAGCACCAATTCTGTCTTTACCAAATGGATTATCTTGACGATTAATGTTTGAAACTGATGCTTTAGGGCGACCAACTAAATGAACTGGTTCATTTGGGTTTTTCTCATCATATCCTGTTGGTACAGCTCCATCACCTCTACCTTTACCATAAGCTGTAGCTAATTGATGTGGTGTACCGTATACTTGACCTGTTTCTGATGGGTCATTACCTTCGTTTTCAATTTGATTTAGTCTAAATTTGCGCGCTTTATCTTGTACTATTAAATCACGATATTCATCATATTGATCTTCACTAAAATGGAATAAGTTATCATAAATCCAATCAGTTGGTAATAAACTATTTTCCATAATAGTGCTAGCTAAATCAACTTTTTCTTTCATTAAGTTAACACGTTCTTGATCATAGATGATAGATGGAGTAGTTAATGATAAATCAAAGTTTGTTAAAGCTTCACCATCATATCCTTGGCTATATAAGTGTACTAAGGCAATCTTAGTTAATTCTGATAATAATATTCTTTGAATACGTTCTACTGTACGAGCAAATCTAATGTCTTCAGCAGCTAATGTTGCTTTACCAGTTAAATCTTTCTCATATCCCATGAACGCTTTAGGTATTTTAAGAGCTGCAAATAACTTATCTCTTAAGTAAGCAACGTCTTCAATACCATTATATTCTAAACCTTTCGCTGTATCAATACGAGTTGATTGGTCATTACCTCTTACAGGGATGTAAAAGTCCTCCATCATATTCATCATATTGTACTTCAAGTTATATTGACCAGTTGTTGGATCAACATAAGGTACTTTTTTAAGTTTTTGTACTGTTTTCTGCATAAATGCTTCTACCTCATTTGGAGGAATAGCGCCTACGTTCATATAGAAAATACGTTTTTCAGGAGCGCGAACAATACGATGAATTAACATCGCATCTTCCATTAATATCATTTGTTTAAAAATCTTACGGCCTGGCTCTAAGTAACTTCTACCATAAGGTAAATAGTTAACATCACTTATTAATCTAAAGTGAGCCATTTCATAATTTTCAAAGTAAATATCTGATGTTGCAGTACCTAAAGCGTATTGCGTTTGTGGAGTAGTGATACCAGATACTGATGTTGGGTCATATTTAAATCTTACATAAGTAGGATTTTTTGGATTAGTACCTTCTTCTCTAATAATTGAGTAAGCAGAGAATGGTATAACATTATATACACCAAATTTTTCAGCGATTTCTAATTTAAGATAAAAGTCACCATACTTACACATATTACGAGCCCAACTCCATAAGTTAAATTCAATATTTAATACATCATAGAATAAGTTGTATAAAATACGTTGGATATTTTCGTCACTAGAACGAATATGAAGCATTTCACCATGCTCATTTTTTAAAGTACACTCATCTGCTAAAATATCTAAGGCAGAAGCTACAATAGCATCTGTATCCATTGACTCATAGTCTGTATAAAGTTGTACTCTTAATGTTTGATAGTTGTAAACATTGTTTACATTGTAAATACCAGCACCTGATGTAGTGTAGATTTTAGTAAATCTATCTACTAATGCATTAGTTTGTAAAGTACCTAATGATTGTATGCGGTCTGTGTCTATTACTCTTAACTCATCACCACCTACATTGCGGATAATAACATCTGAGGAGAATAAACGTTTTAATTGGTCAAATAATGCCATAATTTTCTGTATATGTTATAAATATTTAGTTATACTAGCCAGCTGATATCTTCTACACCTCCCATACCAGTATCCATTTGCCATGGATTTTCATTCATTGGTGAGTGTGGGGTTGATATTGATGGACCAGAAATATATGAAACTTTTCCTATGCCTCCAAGCGAAGCACGAGTTAAGTCCATAGCAGATTGATTAAATCTTAAAGCTGTGTCGCGTAAAAATAAACCAATACCTAAAGACATTACAAGGTCATCATTATATCCGTCTGTAGCTTGAGCTTTACCGTGTTTCCAAACAAATGTTCTTAATTCTTCTAATGTTCGGCGTGATTGAATAACACAAGCACGTTCTCTCATATATGATTCTAATTTTGAGACAACAAGTGGTCTTGTTTTTTGTGAGTTAGTGAAACCAGGTACTAAGGTATTTTCATTTCTATTCATGAAATTATCTTGAGTTATATTTGCTGTATCTGATTTAGATGAGTAGTACATATTTTGATATCCTCTATCAATCACCGTCTGTATTGTGTCCCAACCTATATTCGCATTTTCAATAACTAATAACGCATTATTATATTCAGTGGCTATCGCTACTAACATATGTCCATAGTCACGAGTACTAATTTGTCCTTTATATTCTGCTACTTGTTTTGCTGTTTCAACATCAAGTACATGAAATGCTGAGTAGTCTTTTCAATCACCACGAGCAACGTCGGCTACAACCATATAATTTCTTGTATAGTCGGGGTATTCCCAACGCCATAAGTTACCATCAAATCCACCTTTTGCTACAGGATCTGCTTGGAATGTTTCTATATACCAATTTAAAATATCAGGTTCAACTACTGAATCACCTGATGTACTAAAGTCACAGTCACACTCTTGAGCCGCATTACGAGGACCTAAGATAGCATCTTGTTCGTCTCTCCATTTTTGAGTTCGCTCAGGATGTACAGTCCAAGGTAATTTTATAGATGTAAATCCATTTTTACCTTCTTCTCCACCAATAAATGTTCTATGGAACCAGTTACCTGTACCATATGGAGTTGAAATAGCGATACATTGACCACCAGTAGCTAAGGTTTGTTGAGCAGAAGCAAAAATCTCATCTATACC